TTTAATTTCAGAAACTGGGCTGGGCTCTGGTATTTGTTCGTCCACTTTAGGGCTATCTCCGGTTTGTTCTTCCACAACCACCTTCTTTGTTTCTCCGACTTGAATGGCATCTGTTTCTTCTGTTTTAGGTTTTGATAAATCGACTTTAATAACATCGTCTTTTACCAATTGTTTAGGCTTACGTTTAATTTTAAACGTGCCTTCTTCTTTTACTTGTTCTGACATAATATAATATAATAAAAATTAATAAATAGTTTATTGCGGTTCAAACTGCTCTAAACCAAATCCGCCTAAATTATCCATACCCGCTGATTCAAAATCTGTAGGTAACAAGTCATTTTGACGTTGCTCAATCATTTTAGATTGTTGCGTTGCTTGTATTTTAGTTCTTTTATCTTTACGATCTTCTATAAATTGTTCTTTTTGTCTATCTGTATCTACTTTAGCTTTTGCTAATTGCAGTTGATAATTAAACTCTTCAGCCATTAATTGTTTTTTAATTAATGCTTCTTGCTCCATTCTTTGTATTTCAAATTGAGATTTAGCTTGTTCGATTTGTATTTCAGTATTAGCTAAAGCTTCTTGTTTTTGAACTTCATTTAAAGCAGCTTGCTCCGACTGTTGCATGTTTGCTTGAGCTTGCGCTTGAATCATTTGTTGCTTTTGTGCTTGATCTCTTTCTTGTTTTTGTTTTCTCTTAAGTTTTAACATTTGATTGGCTAACTTAAGATTTTTTATTTGTCTAATATCTATAGCATCTTCTAAATCTATTCCTTGATTTTGTAAAGCTATTTGTATGTTTTGCTCTAACTGAGCTTTTTCTTCATCATCAGGTTCAAGTTCTAAATATATACCAAAATCATGCAAATTTAATTTACTTATTTCTTTTAAAGTTTCTACATTATAAGTAGATATACTTTGTTTTAAAGAATTAGCTGTTAATGGAAACATCAAAGCATCTGCAACTCTTAAAGAAATGTTTTCACAATTTCTAACTGTAAGATATAATATAGCATCTAATATGTGTTTAGTCGCTATATTAGAAGCATTGGCAGCCATTTTTTGCAATCCCACTAACGCGTCTTTGTCTGGTAAACTGCCGTCTCGTGCTTCATTGAGACCTGTTACGTCTCTTATCATTTGTAAATAATACTGATATGTATTTATAAGTGATGCTATTTTTCCGTTTGAACTAGATGTTTGTAATTCTTGAATAGGTACTTTACCTCTGTTAGGATCACCGTCTTGTGTTAAACTTCTACCAACTATACTACCAGTTTGGAAATACATATTTAACGCTTCCTGTGGATTATAATTAGTACCATTACCTAAATCAACTTCTGCTAAACCATCAACATCTACGAATACACCATCTGGAACCATACGTTGAATTACTTGTTGTAATTTTAACGATGTTAATTGTATCATATCCGCAAAACTAGTAACACGACTTACTAGGGATTCTATACGCCCTTGGTACAAGTTAGGCGCACAAATATTATAGTTCATTTTAACTTTTGTAGAGTCAGAAGTAGGTCTTGTCATGTTTTCAGCTAATTTCCACTCTAACATTTGTGGAACACCCATTACTTTAGCGCCGCTAAATAAAACTTCTATAGACCTTGATACTCTATCAAAATTATCACTTTCAGGCGGGTTAAATGTATCAGGCTTTTCTAATGTTTTTTCTAAACCTGTGTCTGTTTTTTTGATTTTAAAAACTTGATCAATAAATGTTTTGTATTCAAAAAATAATATTTGAACTAAATCGTTATCATAATTAGGATTTGCTATATAACCGTCGCGACCAGGATACCTAACCATTTGCTCTAATTCTTTATCTGTAAGATATGGAAATCTTTTCTTTATTTCAGCTAAAGTCATAGATTTTATTTCACCTACGTAATAAGTGTCTTCAAAATTAGGATCATTAGTGTACGAATAAACTAAATTAGCAGGATCTACATAATCAACAACAACTCCGTTAGCTTTGTTAAAACTCGTTTTAGAAGCGCCTATACCAATAGTTACTATATCTTCTATTATTCTTTTTTTAGTTAAATTATATTTATTATTAGCTAAAACATTATTAATAACTTCTTCTTCGGCTATTTCAATAGCTTGCTTGTAGCTCAATTGCATGTGCAATTCTAATTCTTCTTGTGTTTTAGGTAAATTAGCTGGAGCGATATTAGATGCAGAAAAATCTTGACCTGTTGTTTCTTTAGCTTGTTGTATAAGTTCTTGACCATACATATCTTCCATTAAATTAGTAACGTATGTTGTTCTTTCTTTTAAAGAACCAGGGTCTTGAGAATAAGCTTTTATATCATATTCTTTAGCCGCAATACCATTTACTACTATATCTACAAATTTAGGTATAATAGGTACTGGTTTCCAGTCTAAATTTAAATAAGATAAATCACCGTTTATAGATAATTCATCTTTATATTTTTGTACGTTTTGCTCTCCTCTAGCATATAATCTAAGATTATGAAAATTTTGGTAACCTGTATTCCATCTGCTTCCATTAACTCTACCGCCTCTAAACCATTCATATTCAATAGCTTGCCCAACTAATAATCCATATTCTAACGTTTTCTTTTCCTGTTCAGATACCATCTGATCTGGAAACGCACTATTAATACCAGTGTTTAATTTCATCTATTAATTATTTTTGATTCATTGCCTCTATTGTCATACTTAGAAAAGTTTAAATTTACAGGTTGTTTTATAACCTCAGCAACGGGTCTATATTTGTTTTTATTGCAAGCCATGATTGCTAAACCAGAGCTTATTGATGCATCATGTTTTGTTCTATTGTTTATATCAAAAGCAGCCCAATCTTCTAATGTACGTTGAAAGTACATTGTTCCATATTGTTCATTGTTATACCCAATAAACATCTCTATATAAGCTTCAATAGCAGCAGCATGTGCTTGTTTAACGTCTTCGCTTGAATTAGGTATACCACCTATTTCTTTTTCTGTTACAGATAATTTATGTATTGTTTTATCTGGTCTGTTCATAGAATAACCTCTATAACCTCTTCGTTTAAAATGATATAATAATCTAGGTTTGTTATTCTCTGCAAGTATAGGCATACCATAAAATACACAAGCCATAAGTACATCTTCAAAAAATATTTCAGCAGTCTGAGGTCTAGCTATGTATTCTAAAAAAAATAAATTAGGTGGAGCGTCTTCCATGCTAAACTTAGTTAATCCATGCAGTGATCCTTTTGATCCTCTTCCATCAACAGTTCCAGATATATCGTAGCTATCACAACCAAAAGCTCCCATATGATCATTACCAGGAAACTTTCTACCATTTTTTATAAGAACTCTATTTTGTTGATCTTTGTTTGGAACCCATGAAATATAAAACCTACCTTGGTTACTTGGAACAAATATAACGCTTGTATCTTTAATCCCACCTTCCCATTGAAAATTACCCTGCGTAACAACATTAGAATGTTTTAAATCTTCATTGTAATCTATTTGTTCATAGATCTTTGTAAGATTAAACAGTGATTGTTTTGTTTCATCTCTGAACGCATGTTTCTCAGTACGTGGAAATTGTCTATATAATTCATTAAGCGCATCAGGATCGTCCTTAAGGCCTTCTACTTCATTCTCCCAGTGTTCTATTACACCTATTTCAATCGGGAAGCCATCAGGTCCCGTCTTTTTTTCTTTGGGTGTCTCGAAGACAGGTAAGCCATAAGAATCAATGTATCCTTCGTAATTCCACTCCATAGGAATGAACAGGCTATATAATCCCGAGCTAGTCTGTCCGTTGCGGTTTCTTCTGGTAACGTCTGAATCATCATATATTTTTTTATAATTTCTACCCCCTTTGTCTAAAGCATTTGACGTTGAACCCATCATACACTTACCTATAATTCTAGAACCTAATCGTAAACAAGTTTTTGTAACCCTCCAGTTGTTTAATATATTATCAGGTTTTTCCCATTTACCAGATTCATCGTGTACAAGTAGTTTTAATTTTTCACCATCATAACTGTTGTCTCCAGTGTTTTTCCAGTCAATAGTTGTATCTAATCCTTCTAGTTCTTCTAATTGTTCGTTACTATCTAGTTTACGTCTCGTAAATCTACTAGCAGGAACTCTGTATGCAAGTTCTGTTTTTGGTCGATCCATACCGTCTTGAATCGGTTTGAAGAAAAATGGATAGTTGACGGAAATTGGTACGATTTTATCGGTAAACATTTTCTTTGCATCAGCCCCAGACTTTGATAAGACACCGTATCTAGCATCACTAGAGATAGTGGCAAGGTTGACAGTTTCGCCTGATGCCATGAATGAAAAACCAGACCGTCTGTTTTTGAGGTAGCACATTCCGTAACAACGTGTATCTGCTTTACAAGCTTCCCAGAATATATAGAATAATCTGTTTGCTTCCCTAAAATCTGCTTGCCCAACATCAATCTTGGACCACTGCAAGTACATGTAATGAGTACCAGTAATATAAGTAGCTTTACCTTTATTAGTGAACCAATAGCCTTCGTGGCGCCTAGCAAATTCTCTATCAATATATGCATACCATTTTTCTTTAAAATCATCTGGATATTGTTTCCAATCAAATATTGTTTTAATTTTTTTTAAAGCTTTAGGATATTCGTGGGTTTGCCACTTATTAGCTTCAGTAAAAACTTCTTTTTCTTTTGGTAGTGCTATTTTTAAGTTTTGTATTTCATATACTTCACCAATCTGACCTGTTTTAGATATAACAACAACATCATATTCTTTATTATATCCATAATCCCACTTTTTAGATTTGTTTAATCTTTTTATAACATGTGGCTTTATATGATCAATTACTTTGTATAAAGTTTGCTTGTACATTACTTGGATCTTCTTTCTGCAAAACCTCCAAAAGCTTTAGCTTTAACTTCTTCTTTTGGTTTTTCATTTATCATATCTTCTTCTTCTTTAATACGGTTTAGTATTTCAAAAGCATCAAATATAGCTAACTTTTTAGTTGCAGCAGCGTTCTTTAATCTATCAGCAGATATATCGTCATCAGAATCTACAATAGCTTCTTTAGCTACCTTAATTAATTCTTCAACCGCTATGTGCCCAGCGTGGATTATATTCTTCTTCGTTTCCTTGACGTTCATGCTTGATTACAATATCATTTGATTTCATACAATAAAGACGTTTGCCATCAACGACAAAGTCATATTCTCCATTAGGTGTGTAACCTACAAGGTCTCCCTCGTTGATTCCTAGCACTTCTAACGCACTGTTACCGTATTTTAATATACCAATAAGATATCGCTCTTGATCAGACACTGTATTGTCATTACTTTTGATTGGGCTTATAAAACAT